CCAGACATGATCAGATCGCCTGTCATGGTGTCGCCAGTATCAGCAACCTTACCTGCCAAGGCATTGGTCATTGTGGTGCTAAAGTTAGCATCGTCATTGATAGCTGCAGCTAGTTCATTCAACGTATCCAAGGCTGCAGGGGCAGTATCGACTAAGTTAGCTAAACCAACATCGACATAGTTCTTTGTGGCTGCGTCTTGTGGGTTAGTCGGATCAGTCAGGTTCTGAATAGTGGCGGTAGTGTTACCGTCCATATTCAGTGTGCCTGAGATCGTTACATCATTAAAGCTAGAGGTGCCTGTGGCTGCAGTTATGTTACCAGTAATGTCGCCAGTGACGTTGCCAGTAATGGTGCCTGAAGCATTGATGTTGGTGAAGCTAGAAGTACCAGTAGCCGCTGTTACGTTACCAGTGACATCGCCCGTAATATCGCCAGTGAAGCCGTTGGTAGAAGTGATCGTCGTACCAGTGATAGGCGAAGCTGTATTGCCGCCGATAACGGTGTTGTCGATTGTACCAGAGTTAGCATCGACTTGGGCTAAAGTGGTCAGGCCAGTAACGCCTAGAGTGCCGCCCACTGTGGCATTGCCTGTAGCGTTAACGTCTGTAAGTGTGGTTGTACCAGTGACGTTTAGCGTACCGCCGAAAGTGGCGTTGGCTGTACCAGAGATTGAGCCTGATAGGTAAAGGTCTTTGTAGCGATTGGCTGTTGAGCCAATGTCTACGGTGTTGGTTGTCTCTGGGTAGATTTTGCTTGTGGTGCTATCTACGCCAACAACCTCATTCCAGACCGCTGCAGATGCTGTGTTAGAAGCACATACAAAGAAGCGACCTGTGGTAGTGTTTAACCAGATATTTCCTGGTGCATAGCCTGCGTTAACGTCGTCTGTAAGCGTTGGATTAGCAGTTGCAGTGTTGTTGTTCTTACCGCCTGTACCGCCGTTGATAGGCAGTAGATACCCACTTACAGATGTCTGTAGGTTAATAGGTGGTGCATTACCTGCCGTGCCATCATGGCTGTGTCCAGATACACCACTAAAACCCGCCTCAATCTGGTTAAATTCAGCGATTAGCGGTGGTGCTGTAATCTCTGCGCCATTGATAATATCAGGTGCGGATTGCCGTGTATAACCTGCCATTAATTATCGCCTTCCCGAAATAGAAAATTCAAATACTAAGCCTTGGATAGAAAAGGGTTCAGACTGTCCCACAGTCACGAAGGTTGCCCTTGCAGAGAAACCTGAACCTTGTACATCCGTTGTCATAATCGGCTTAGAGTTACCGCCGTACAGGATGTTTGCCCCACCGTAATCGATGTTAAGACCGCCGTATTCCACAGGACCACCAAGGCTTTCTTGGGAATAACTAGAAGGGCGTTGTGTGTTGTAGTCGCCCCAATCATAAGCCATCGACAAAAATAGCTTTACTGGACCTTCTGCTCGAATGAAGGTGTTAACCTTCCGCATTGTCTTACGAACTTCAGTGTCACCAAAGTCTAGATATGGCGTGGCGTATACTGAGGTAATGTCTTCACCGTTGAAGCTTGTACCCTCTTCCTGCCTGTATACCTTACCGTCGTAATCACCATGCAGGACATACTCTTCACGTCCGATATAATCACTTGTGCAGCAAGAAGCCCGAATACCGTTTAGTTCACCAAACTCCCATCCGATAGCACCATTCTGTTCTGCAAGACCACCAATGATGCCGTAGGAGTTTGTAGGGGTATAGCTATCGTCGCCAACAAAGAAACGAACCTGAGACTTACCACGGATCACAACACCATTCATTGTGTCCATGTCATACTGGCGTATCATGTTAACCAATGTAACCTGAATAGCCTTTGATAGCGTCTGGATTTCAACGTCACCAATACGGGATGTACCTGCAACGGGACGGAAACCCTCTGGTGACAAAAAGATTAGGTCGCCGCCAATCTCTAGAACACTATCCCGTGCCACGCATCCGACGTTAGCTGTAACTTGGTCTAGAACAAATCCTGCAGTTACGTCTGGACTAACCTTCTTAATCTGGTTGATGCCAAATACGAATAGGTCATCACGGAAAGGCTTGAACTGGACTACGTTAAATCCTGGGGTAATCTGACCGCCACCTGATGCAGACGTGAAGTCAAAAGGGTCTGCAGGTGCGGAGTGACAGATAACAGCACGTGATGTTTGATCGCCGCCTAGAAAGATATGGTTTTCAAAAACTTCAACAATGGCAGGTGCGTTAATAATCTGATTACCACCTGGGCTTGCTGATGTACCTGCACCAGAACTATTTAGCTGATACCAGTTAGTTCCATCAAAAACTGTAGCGTTATTAACACCATCTACAAAGATGATATGAGAACCATCACCAAAGTCGAACTGTGCATGTCGTAGCTTAGTGACTGTACGAACACCGTCAGTTGTATTCAGCGTCAGGCTGTTGGTCATTGCCTGCCAACCTACCTGCGATACGAACTTGTAGAACTTATAGGTGTTAGCACCTGTGTCCTTACGTGCAGCCATGATGTATGGGCTACCAAGGTGTTCGTTCTTGTAGATAGCAACCGCTAGTACAGGACCCTCTGCTACACCTTCGCCTACTTCGGTATCTAGACCTTCTAGAAGACCGTAACCCTCAACACGACGATAACCGCCGTATAGGCTAGGCTCATAGTTCACTAAACGTGTAGCGGCACCAGATGCAGCCTCAGACAGAAACAAATGGTTTTCGTTACTGTTTAGACCGCCTGAACATACCAGTTTATAACTCTGGATTTCGTCAGCCATTAGAACTTAATCCTTGTGTCCCGCACGTATTCGTAGCTGTTGATGTACAAAGTCTGCAGGTCTTTTAGGCCGCTCTCAAAAGCAATGAATGCAGCGTTGGCTGCATCAAGGTTATCTTTGAACATGTAGAGGTGATACAAAGCACCATCTACAATCACGGTATCAAAACTCTCAGGAATACGGGTTACGTCGTCATATGCCGTAAGATCAGCGTAGTTTAGATAGTAACGGAAGCGCACACTATATGCCTGATCGGGTGAAGGTGTTACGCCAAAGCCTGTGCCGTGTGACGGGAATACAAAGTCTGGGATACCACGTCCTGCAGACCCTGCTTCATAGTCGTCGTCACGATAGCTTTTGTACCATTCGTCACGCTCAATAGGCGACAAGGTTTTATAGCTTGCACCTAACGACGCATCCTTTTGGATTTGGAAAGAGTTAAAGTCTGCAATCTTAAAATAGTCGGGCCAATCGTATTCTGTACGACCTGCCGTAAGGACCTGTGTATGCTCTGAAGCATTAAAGGGCCATTCAAACTCAGCCTGATTGATCTTAGCAATAGCCGCACGTACTGCATCTTTAACAAGTGCCTGTACGCCACGCACTGTACTAAAGTCTGCTTGCGCAATCTCCACCTCGTTAATACGGCGAAGAACCATGTTACATAGATTTATATAAGAACTGGCCATGAATGATCCTTAAAAGGGTAAGGGGGGCAAGTTTCCCTGCCCCCGATAAGGATTATGCTGCGTTGTAGTTCGCTGTGATAATACCTTCTGGGCGTAGAATTTTACGACCATAAAGCTGCATACCACGCACGATGTCTGCGAATGTGTCTGGTGAGCGGAAGCTCTCAGTTTTCGCAATTTGGTCTGCGACTGCTGCTGAAGAGTCGTGACCTGCAACGATAACACCGAAGTTAGTTGTAGAACCTGCAGAGGCTGTTGTACCTGCACCTGTACCTTTGTAAGGTAGGTTGTTTGATTGGTACACACGGAAGCCACGGATGGTGCCTGGAAGACGACCATTACGTACTTCACCTTCACCACCGAAGTCTGCGTTGACCAATTTTGCGTCTTCATCCATTAGGATTTCTTTGAAGACAGGATCAACAACGACCCAACGACCATCTGTGTCCACGTTAGCTGCGTCCATTAGACGTGCCATGCGGTTCAAGACTGCCAAAGGTGATGTTAGTGCGCCTGTGCCGCCGCCTGCTACGACAGGAATTGAGTTTCCTGCAGTACCACTGAATGCGCCTGCGTTTAGCTTGTTAGCTGCAAGCAATTCGTCATTGCCTGCCGCTGCGTCAGCTTTTGTACCTGCAGCTGCAGTACGTGCTACCCATGCAGAACCGTTCCATGAGTAACCAGACATGTAGCCTAGTACGTCTTGGTCGAATGCATCACGCAGTTTGTAGCCTGCACGATCCGTCGCCAAATCCATGAACGATACGTGGCTGTGGGCCTCTTCGATATCGTCCAATGAAAATTGGAAATAGTTCGCTTGGTCTACAACCATAGTGAAATCAACATCTGCCAAATCTTGTGTCGCAAGCGTTGTGCCACGTGCATAAGTATTGATCGTGATATCTGGTTCTTTGATGATTTTAACACTATCACCCATGTTGGCGATTTCGCCTGCATAGTCAGTGTTTGTAATATCTTCTACAACAGAAGATTTGCGGAAAGCTTTTTGAACTTTCTTTGAATAGATAACTGGTGAAAAGTTACCATTCGGCAGGTTTGTGTAACCTGTTGCTACTGGAAATGCCATTGTTAATACTCCTTGTGAAATGGCAGGTCGGATAAACCGACAGACAAAATCAGAAGGTAACAATTAAGTGGCAGTGTTGATGTAGGGGTGCGCACATACTGCCGTATGAACGGGCCATACCACACTGGTGGACTATTTGTTTTAGTCTTCTGGGAAAATACGAATTGAGAGGTAGTCGTTGCCGAGGCTCTCATTCGTTTAAAGCTATGCTATACCAATAATTATAACATGATAATATTGTTTAGTAAATAGCTATCTCTTTTAAAAGTGGCGCATTATGCCACTTAACGTGCGCCACCCGTCATGTCGTAAGTAAATGCACCTGTGCGCATTGCCTCTAGGATAGCGTCTTCGTTTGCTTCATACTCACGGTCAGACATCTGTGCTACCTGACTTTCTGTGAACTTTGCTTTTCCTGTTGCTGCAGGGGCCGCTGAAGTTGTACGTCCAACGGCTTCTGCCGCTGATTTCTTTGATGTGGTTTTGCGCTTGCCTGTATCGGCTTTATACAAGTCGATTGCACGGGCAGCGGCTTGAGCATCGGTGTTGTTCTTATAAAGAGCATCTTGGATATACATCGGCTGCATTGATACCCAGTCGTGGAAGGACGGGTCTTGGCGAATGTCATTGAAGTCAGGATGTAGCTTCATAAGCTGTTGTTCTGCTTCTTTTTTGGTTAGCTTTGTCTCCAAGTCTTTTAGGTGACCTAACCGCTTTTCACCCTCTTCTAGGGCTTCGTTTGCTCTCTTACGTGCAATAGTATCGACGATCTTTGCTACATCAGGATATTTCTGTGACCACTGTTCGATTTCCTCATCTGTTTTAGGGAAGCGAATTTGGCCTTTAGCTGCAGTTTCTAGCTGAGATTTTATTGCAGCTAGTTCTTTATCCTTCTGGGCCATTAACTGTTGTGTATGGCGGCGAAGGTCGCCGTAGCGTTTTTTAAAGGATGCCTCTTCAGAATTTTCAGGTTCTGGTTCTGCAGTTGCTGCCTGTTGTTCCATTTCCTGAGAGTAAGTTAGTTCGTCGTCTAGTTCTTCTTTGCGCTTATATTTATTGCTCATGTTTTACCTCTGGGGGCTTCACTGTGTGAAGGTAGCCCAACTTAAATCACACGATGAAAGTAACCTTTGGTTTCTTCACCATGCCGTACATAGAAGTCTTTTTGGAATAATCGCTTTCTTCGTATTCTTCCGTTTCACGGACTTCTGGTTCCTCTTCAGAAACCTCCACAGTCGCCTCTTCAACCTCATTGCCCTCTGGGGTTTCCTCTTCCTCTGTGTGATAACCTGTGCCACCACAATGGTCGCAACCTTCGCCCTCACACTTCGGACAGACTTCACCCTCTTCGTCTGCATTTTCTGCAGCTTCTTTAATCAAGCCCATAGCATCCATTGCCATGAGGCCCATTTTTGCCTCTTCCTGCATCATCATGATCTTTTCTAGGCCATGCCATTTGACCACGTCTGCAGGCAGGACGTATTCGCCCTGAGAGATATTAATATCGATATCGTCACGTACTTCTTCGGCACTAGAACCGATAGGAATAGGATTGCCAGAGACAGGATCAACAGGCTCCATCATACCGCCGTGGTACATTGCCTTTTCGTCTTGCTCTGGGTCATCAACCATTGCTTTTTGTACGGCTTCGCCACGGGCCTTTTCATAAGACGAAAGCTCATTATCTCCGTCTAAGTCTGCAGCGTCTTCGTCTAGTTGAAATCTTTTATTAGCCATGTCATAGCCTTCCTTTGTGTCTATGCCTTTTCGGGCTACAGCCAAGCCGCCGAGGGCATATTCGTTTTGTGCAAATTTTTCGGGTTCTGCTAATCCTGCCTCAATCGCAGCCTGCTTAACCATTTCGTCTTTAGTTTCGTAGAAAGCCTGACGCATTTCTTCTTCAGAAAATTCTGGACGAAGCTTGGGACGTATAGATGTTCTAGGAATAGGAACGTCTTC